AGAGTGTTAGGAGTTCTACGCCTGAATGGTGTCGGGATAATTTACAATCATTAATTAAAACGATTATTACTACAGATGAAAAAACAGTAATAGACTGTATTGATGAATATCGTAATGTGTTTAAGAACTTGAGTTTTACTAATATAGCTTTTCCGAGATCCGTTCGTGGTCTAGATAAGTATAAATCTTCAAAAGATATTTATATTAAAGCAACTCCTATTCATGTGAGGGGTGTTTTACTGTATAATCATTTCTTAAAAGAGCTCAAACTCACAAATAAATATGAATTGATTCGTGATGGAGATAAGATTAAATTTGCATATCTCAAAGAACCTAATAAAATTGGTGAGAATGTTATTGCTATTTCTTCTATATTACCAAAAGAATTTGCATTAGAGAAGTATATTGATTATGATTTACAATTTGATAAGTCGTTTCTTCAACCCGTAAAAAATATATTAAATGCGATTGGCTGGAAACATGAAAATGTTGGTACTTTAGAATCTTTTTTTGGGTGAAAGGAGTAGATATGTGGATATATAAATGTGACGCAGGAGAATATACCGAAGATAATGTATTGAAATTATTCATTACTATTATTTCACATAGGTTTTCTCATTTTTTAAAAGGTGAAGGATTTGTTGATTAACATAAGGAGAAACAAATGAGTATTAAAGTAGAAATTGATTATGATGCAGCTGATACGATTCTAGTAGAAGCATTAAAAGAACAATACCATACACTTAAAATGGAAAGACCTGGCGGTATTTTCTATATGGATAAGAAAAAAGACAAGGTTGCATTAAAAGAACTACTAAAATCATTTGAAAATGTTTTAAGATACAATATGGTGGATTCAGATTTTGTTGCTTTTAAAAAGGAGATTAAATAATGGCTGTTAAAGATTTTATTAAACAATTAATAAAGGAGTCTGATAATGATATGGCGTCGGTTGTATCCTCTGGTATTATTGGTGACTGTTCTAGTTATCTGTCTACTGGATCATATTCTCTCAATGCTCTTTTAAGTGGATCAATGTATGGTGGCGTTCCATCCAATAAGATATCTTGTTTTGCGGGATCAGAAGCTGTAGGTAAAACTTTTATTACTCTTAGTATTGCAAATAATTTTCTTAAAGAAGATAAAGACAATATTGTAATTTACTTTGAGAGTGAAGGTGCATTGACCTCTGATATGATTAAAGAGAGAGGGTTAGATACAAATCGTATTGGGTTATTTCCTGTAGCTACAGTTGAGGAGTTCAGAACGCAGTGTGTTAAAATTATTGAAAATAGTAAACGTAGTAAAGGTAAATTGATGATATTTCTTGATTCACTTGGTAATCTGTCTACAATGAAGGAAATGGGAGATGTGGCGAGTGGTTCTGATAAAAGAGATATGACACGAGCTCCAATGATTCGTGGAACATTCCGAACTCTTGCTTTGATGTTAGCAAAACATAATATTCCGTTGATAATTACCAATCACACATATGATGCGATTGGTAGTATGTTCCCGAAGAAAGAAATTTCTGGTGGTGGAGGAATCAAGTATGCTGCATCAACTATTGTTACGTTAGGAAAACGAAAACATAAAGATGGAACTGAAGTTATTGGTAATATTATTAAAGCAAAGTTAGTTAAAGGAAGACTGACTAAAGAAGAATCAGTTGTTGAAATGATGTTAGACTATGATAAGGGTCTAGATAAGTATTATGGTTTAGTATCAATAGCAGAGAAATATGGTATTTTTAAGAAGGTGTCAACAAGATATGAAACACCTGTAGGGAAGGCATTTGAGAAAACTATTGTGAATGATCCAGAGAAGTATTTTACTGAAGATGTTATGAAACAACTTGAGAAAGCTGTATTTAAGGAGTTTAATTATGGAAGTAAAGCAGAACAACAGGAAAACCTTTAATGCGTGGATAACATATCAAGCATTATATGCACATTTTACTAAAAGTCGAAAAGGAGGATATGATTATTTTAAATATAATGGGAAGTTAAATATGAATGAATCTTCTATGGAAAAACAATTCGCTAAATTAGCTGGTAAAGGTGGGGGTTGGTCAGTACATAGAGCAATGTTTAATAAACTTGGTACAACATTTGAAAATAAAGAGGATCTGTTATTTTTCTTTCTTTCACAATTTACTAATGATATAACATATCCAGATAGATTTGATAGTGATTTGTACGAAGAATATAAAGAACGAATGAATAATTTCCATTTTCACTTAAAGCGTGATACAGAGGAAATTATGAAGTATATGAAGGAATATGATAAAACATTTGATGAATTATTTCAGGCAAAGGGAATTAATCATCCACCTATGATGAAACTTGGTTTATCAAAAACAATAACATTGGAAACATTTACTACCTTCGATATTATGTTAGATTTTCTTACACCATTGGAGAAAATATTGATTGATCCAGCTTCTAAAGATTTAATCAAATTAGTGAGAAATTATAAACCATTTTTGAAAATTAGTGTTAACGAAGAAAAGAAAATAATAATGGATGTTTTGAATAAAGGATAATATGAGAACAGAACAATTGATCTTGGAGAATTTGTTATATAATGGTGATTATTCAAGCGTTATAGGTATTTTTTTAAAACCAGAATATTTTAAAGATGCCAATGAAAAGATTATTTTTATGGAAATACAGGAACATATTTCCGAGTACAACAAACCACCTACTGTTGAATCATTATTAGTAAAGTTAACGAACAGAAATGACTTAAACGAAATAACCTTAAAGGGGTGTGAGAGTCTTTTACATACATATAAAAAGAAAACAGATGACGAAGAATGGTTAATAAAGGAATCAGAGAAATGGGCAAAAGATCAGGCAGTATATAATGGTATTGTAGATTCTATTGCAATTTTAGAAGGTAAAGATAAAAAAACTTCTAAAGATGCAATACCTGAAATTCTTACACAAGCATTAGCTATTTCATTAGATCAAAGTGTGGGTCATAATTATATAGAGAATGGTGATGATCGTTGGGAATTTTATCATAAGAAAGAATCGAAAATTCCATTTGATATGGTAATGTTGGATAAGATTACAGGTGGGGGAATATCACCAAAAACTCTTACAGTTTTATTAGGTGGAACTGGTGTTGGTAAAACATTAGTTAAAACTCATTTGGCTAGTCAATATATGAAACAGGGTTTAAGTGTTTTATATATTACTATGGAAATGGCTGAAGAAAGAATAGCAGAAAGAATTGATGCCAATTTAATGGATATTGATCTTGACCAATTACATATACTTCCAAAAGATAGTTTTCAAAAGAAGTTAAATAAATTAAATATTGGAAGATTAATCATTAAAGAATATCCAACAGCAGGAGCCCATGTTGGAAACTTTCGTGCGTTAATTCGAGAACTTAAAATCAAATCAGATTTTACACCTCAAGTAATTATATTAGACTATCTAAATATTTGTGCGTCTAGTAGAGTTAAGTGGTCAGCAAATATGAACACTTACATTTACATTAAATCTATTGCTGAGGAGATTAGAGGTTTAGCGGTTGAATGTAATGTTCCTATTATTACAAGTTCTCAATTGAATAGAGAGGGTTTTGGTAGTAGTGACCCTGATCTAACCAATACATCAGAAAGTTTCGGACTTCCTGCAACTGCTGATTTAATGATGGCTATAATTGCCAAAGATGGAGATCCAGGCAGTAAGAATCAAATCTTATTTAAACAGTTGAAAAATCGATATAGTGATTTATCAATGAATACTAAGTTCTTGGTTAATGTTATTAAGAAAAGAATGAAATTAGAGGATATTGATGAAGATAAACAACCTCTATTAGCTAATGATGGTAGTAATAAGTATTATGAAAAAAAGACGGAAGCTGACACAGCATCTAATCCGTTTGTGTTGAAAATGAAGCCAGAACAACGAAAAGTCGATAATTGGAAGATATAAACTCTTATAAATAGTAGTACATACATTAGTATTATAAATATATATGAATTATGAATGAGAAAATAAAAAAAATGTTCAAGGATGTACGCAAGAGGAAAGGTGAGAAAATAGGTGCAAATTCTCTCCTCAGTTTGAATATTAAAGCTAGTGACCACGATAATGTCTGTCCTTTTCGATCAATACCTGTCGAAGAATGTCCACTTTGCATATTAGAGGATTTAGAAAACCTATGAAATTGTATAAAGAATATATTACCGAAATTAAGTTTTCCCCTAAAGAAGTAGCTAAAATGGCCAAAGAACTTGCAAAAGTTGCTGGTTATAAAGGAGATTTACCCGATGATCCTGCAAAACTAATAGATAAAGTAATTACAGATTTTCGAGCAGGTTCTCATTCTATTAAGTCTTGGATATCATTAGGTAAGTTGGTAAAGAAACTTATAGTCGGAGGAGTAAAATTAAATGTTGATTCTATTCCTAAGCCAACTAGAAAAAGCTGGAAGATATGAAACCTTTTAAGAAATTTTTAACTTTATCGGAAGATATAGT